CCGCTGTCGCTCCACTGTTAACTGTAAGAACTTGATTTGCAGAACCAAGTGTCGCGGGAATTGCTTGAGCAACATCACGCCCGTCTACTGTGCCAGTAACAGATATGTTTCCCGTAACCGCAACATTACCAGCAAACGTACCGCCTGTTGAGGCCGCTACAGCATCAGCAACCGTAAACGATTTAAACGCTACGACTGCCAAATGGTCATTAAGTGCCGCACCACTAGCCAGCACAATAGACGTGCCAGATGTAGCAGTGTAATCGCTGCCGTTATCCAGCACGATACCATTGAGCGTAACAATTAGATTACCAGCCGCATAACTTAGCGTTGCTGAGTTATTGTCTGATCCAGAAAACGTAGTCTGTCCTGCCGTAGCCGTGTATTCATAATCTAACAGGCTTACAGCACCAGCCGATGAAGCGTTAATCCAGCTACCACCGTCATAAACTTTCATACCGTTGCTAGTAGAATTAAAATAAAGCGCACCAGAAACCAGCGCATTACCATCGTTGTCTACAGATGGTTCGCTAGATTTGCTGCCAAGATAACGGTCATCAAATGAATCCAGAGCGGTAGCCGCAGCCGCCGCAGAGTTTGCTGCCGCTGTTGCGCTATTTGCCGCCGCAGACGCATTTCCTGCCGCCCCAGCTAAACTAGAAGAAACGCCAGCAACCGTTGCTATATTGGACACAACACCTGACGCTCCAAGTGTTGCCATATTTGTTATGTTTGCAGATGTGCTAAGATCAGTAATCTCTGTAGTTTTGCCAGCTACCGCAGTAACATTAGCCGCTATTCCTGCAACTGTAGTCACGTTAGATGCAATGCCAGCAATTGAAGAAATAGCTGTGCTATTGCTTGCTGCACTTGTGACACTGCTTGATATTCCTGCAACTGTAGTAACGTTGGCAGAAATGCCAGCAACCGTGCCTATGTCTGCTGAGATTTGAGTTAAAGTAGAAACACTAGCTATGTCTGGGCCTGCTTCTGGATTACCTGTTGTAGAATTAAAGCCAAGCAATCTTCCTGCTCTTGCCGTATGAGAAGGCAAAGTCATATTCGACGTTGTTGGGTCTGTTAATGGCGCGTTCATTGACCTTGTTTTGTCAAACTGATTTTCTTGCAAATTAGCGTAAATATTATCTATTTCGCCATTTAACGCACTAAGAGTTAAACTGTCTGTTGTGGACCGAACAGCGGACGCTTCTGATACAACACTCACTGTTGAATTTGTAACGCCTGTTTCTAAAGTAACAAAATTGCCAGATGTTCCGTAAGCACTGCCTTGAGTAACAGCGTAGGTACTAATCTTAGTTCCGTTTACATAGACCGCAATATCGTCGTTATCCGCAAATGGAAATGTAATTGGAAACGGCCCTGTCGAAGCTGATGCCCCAACTGTATATGCTGCAAGACGATCTGTTTCAGTAGATGTAAGTGTACCCATGCCAATGTTCTCTTATATTGAACCCACTGGCAGGCAGGTAGTTACGCGCAAGCTACGCTTTTAAGATTTAATTTGCTACCCCTGCTGAGTTTCTTTCTATTCCCTCAATAGTAGCGTCTAACATGCTTTTAAAAGCAAAGTGATTGCGCCCAGGCATTCCCCAAGACGCAGTGTTCAAATCACCAGTAGCAATGCCACCAATAAGATTTCCAGCCGCAGAAGGTCCAGCGCCCATTAAGTCAAAAGCTGCATCTGTTGCGCTTGGATTAAAACCGTTTTTTGGACCCCACGGCATAGGATTTACGCCAAACATTCCAATAGACGTGCCTTGAGCAAGATCGTGATAATTTTGCACAACACCCATCATACCAGATTGCTCTATAGATTTCCGCAACTTTTCGTCCATCGACATAGCATTCCATCTGTTTGAATCTGTTTTAAGCTGGGCAACCATATAAGAAAGACCAAGAAGCGTCGCAATTCCTGTCATTTTCTGAGAAGTAGGCTCGTCAAGACCAGCAAGCATTATTTTGTTTGTTGCAGCTATTGCATAATTCCAAAACGTAAACGGCAATGCCATTAAACCAGATTGGACTTTCCAATACTCGCCTTTTTTCTCCCAACCCATTTTGTTAGCAGCTTCATCAACAGTTTTGCTACTTTTTAAATAAACTACACCGTCAGCTATAATAGGTTTGTCTGCTGCCGTTGCAGCCAAAATAGTGTTTTCGTTTCCTTGTTTAATAGCGGCTCGGAAAGTTCGGACTAAATTTTCGTCGGCCCACTTATCTGTGTTAGCCATCCACATACCATCAACTTCTTCCATTGGTTCATCAGCCATTTTCTTAGCCGCAGCTTTAGAAATGCCAAATCTTGCAAGGTAAGTAAGGTCTGCTTCTGTTGCCAAATCATCAGCAACCAACATAATTTTCTCAAGCGTGTCTGGAACACGAATGCTTAAATCCATCTTCTTTAGTGCAGACGTAACAGACGCCAGCCCGTTTAAAAGAAAGTATTTGTTTGCTGCTACTTTCAAATAATACTCAGGCTTAGAAGTCATTGCAGCTTCAACACCAGTTTCAGAAAAACCAGCTAATGCAGCGCCATAATGAACATCCATAATTGCACCAGCTTTTTTGCCTTCAAAAACGCCAGCTTTAGCTGCTTGCCCCATTGCGCTATCAAGATCGTGAAACGCTGCTTGCCATACTTGTTTTGCGCCGTGACGCATAACCAACGCCGCAAGTTCTGTTGTTGCTGATAATGCAGACATTCCCATAAATGCTAAATGGCTCCAATCTTTAAGAACCATTGCTGCTCTGTTGTCGATGCGATCAGGGTTTTTATAAACTCGATTTATAACCCTATCTACAGAATGTAATATTTTTATTTCTAATTCTGCAACGTGATCATTTGCTTCTTTTAAAGACCCGCCATTTTTAATAAACGCTGCTCTTTCAGCTTCTTTCATTTGCTCAATAGATTCTTTTAAACCTTGCTCCCAATTAACGCCATCTGCGGGTCTGGCAAACGTGCGCCCCATTTCTATAGCTGGGGCCATACGATCAACATACATTTTGCCGACAATGTTATAGTCCGTTTCAATAAAGTCAGCGATGCCGTTACCGTTAGGCCCGTCTTTAAGAAGAAACGAGTTTTGAATATCAAACACGCGAGAACGTCCAAACGTAGGTCTGTGCGCTTCACGGAATTGAGCAAGTTGACTAGGTTCACCCTCTTGCAACAAATCATCAATAAACTTGTCTGCCCTAGCCTCAATAGCTTTAGGATTGGTGCTGGCTTTAACTGTAGTCCATTGCGCGTATTCTGGCGCATCATCTAATTTTTTTTGATTTTTTGTTACTTGCGTTTGAAGTCTTGCTTTTTGTTTACGCCAAGCATTAGTTTTTAACTTCTTTGCTACATGACGGTTTAAAGCGTCTGTTGCTTCATCAAGCAATTCTTTAGTTTCGGCTTTTCCAAGCACCCAAGTATCTATGTAAGGCTGTTGCCTCATGTGCGGCATAACAATTTGCCGCTTAAATGCTTCGCGGTTTTCTTCAATAGCTTTTGCCAAATAAACCCGCGTAAAATAGTTTTCTTTTGGGCCTGTCATTTTTGAAACTGCTTCGTCTTTAAGTTCTTGAATACGAATTAAATCATCATTTAACTCACCCAAACGCGCAGCGTATTCATTACTGTCAGTTTTTTTAAGAATGTCATCTATTTCACGTTTAACAAGCTTTTCAACTAAATCGTAATTTTTTAATTGCTGAGAAATTAGCCCACCTTTAGCAGACATAACCCCGTACGTTTCTGCTGGTATTCTAAATTTTTCGTAGAAACGCGCAACTTCTGCCGCCATTTCATTAATTTCAGGAACGGCGTGTTTTTGTCCAGTTATTAAAGTTCGAGAAACTTCATTTCGAAATTCGCCAATGCTTAAATCACCAGACTTAAACGACTTGTTTACATTAATGCCGCCAACTTCGTTTTCTTCAAGCCCAAGGTATTTATTGTAAATTTTGTCTTCTGCCGCAATCATCGTGTCTACTTCACCGTTCCAAGTATCACGACGAGAAAAAACAGATGAACCAACAGTTAAACCAGTTTTATCAGACCCTCTTACAAATCCACCATCAGCAATAAGCAAATCAATTAAATCTCTAGTTTTAGAAACCAAAGCGTTTCTGTGAACATATTTATATGGACTGTCAGAAATACGCGCCAATGCTTCCATTCTAGCATTTTGCAAAATTTTGTTGTTTTCTTCACGGTATTTTAAAAGTGCTGCGTCAGCTTCTTCTGCTGCTTCTTTTACATACCCAGCATTTACTTTACCGCGCAAAGGAATTTCAGAGGTTTCGCTTACGCCTTTACGCGCCATTGCTGCTGCGCGATGTATTTCATACTCAACCAATTCATTTGGCGTTCTTACATTGTCTGGAATTTTGCCAGACTTAAATCTTTGCAAAATTACAGCATCATCAATAATAACCTTGCCTTCATGTACTGCAACGCCACGCACTTTTAGCTTTGCTCTAAGGCCAATGTTCTCAGGTGTGTCTGGTTTTATACTATTGCGATCAACGTAGCTAACATTAGCCTTTTCAGCTTTGCCAATATTAACAGATGTTGTGTTTCTAGTTATGCCGTTGTTTGCCGCAATTTCTTGTGCAACGTCTTCAATTAAACCTTTACGAGCCTGTTTTCCGTAATACGCGCCAAAGCCACCACCTAATAGGCCCACAGCGGTCACACCAAGCCCTACACGCATGGCACTTTCTAAACTGGTGTTAGATGGGTCATATCTGGCTCTAACTGTTTCTAAGCCCACTTCTAAAGGCGCAATTGCTGCTGCGCTTTTTAAACCCGTTCTAACAAAATTACTGGCAATGCTGCCAACAGCTTTAGCCCCAAATCCTATGGGAACGCCCAACGTAATTAATGAGTCTGGATTTGACATAGCGCCAAGAAACATAGCTACGTTTTTATCACTTACTTGGCGTCTGCGATTGCGCTGTTTTTCAGCTTCAATGTTAGTTTTTAGAAAATTATAATGCTCTTGGTTTCTGGCTTGAGAAACATATCGCGCTTCTTGCACAGACATTTTTTCAGACTTTGCTGTTTGCAAAGCATTAAACGCTGGATCATAAGCGTATCGTCTTCTGTCTATTTCATACTTAACAGCCGTATAAATGCCAGAATCCGTAAATTCATCAGCAAATGTACGCGACCAACTTGCTGGAAGCATTGGGCCACCGCTTTTATTATCTTGTCCAGGCGTTTTGTAATCTATTTCAAAATCGTCAGTAATAGGTTTATAGCCAGCAAATTTGCCAGAACCTGACGAACCTTCACTCGTAATAGGCCCAAAATCAATGTCCTGCTTTATCCAAGGCGGCAAAGAAGTATCGTCAGCATTAGGTCTGTTTGGTTTATCTGGGTCTAATCCAAATCCTGCATAACGTCTTCTTTTAGGTATTTCACCGTGACCATCAGAACCAACTACGCTTTTGCCAGAAACAGTAGGTGTTCCGTTTTGATCTAACAAACTTTGAAAAGAATTAGCACTATCACGAGCGCTGTTTGTTCCAACACCATCGTGATAGCCTTGACCGCGTTGTAATAGTTTTCCTTTTTTATAAGTGTTTTCAAGCAACGGCAAAGCTGCCCATTCTTTAGAAAGTCTATTGCCAAATTTTTCTGTAGAAATACGACCTGATTTCCAATCGGAATAACCTCGACCCTCTAATAAAGCAGAGTTTGCTTTGTCTTGAGTTTCTTTATTATACAAAGCATTTGCATCAATAACGCCATCGTTAACCAAACCAGATAACGTTTTGTAAATAATTTGCCCTGCGCCAACTGCTGTAAAACGCTTGCCTTTAGGTTGCTTTAAATTCCACTGCTGCCATTCTAAAACTTCCATAACAGTCATTTCTGTTACAGGAGTATCTGGACGTAATTGCGTCCCATCATTCCAAGCGTTGTAATTTCCTTCGCTTTCAAGATTGTAAATGTAATCAAGCAAGCTGCGCTGGTGAGAATCCATTATTTAAACCACTCCGGATTTTCTTGCTTGTAAGTTTCAAGCATTTTCTTGGCTTCTTGAACCGTTACTTTCCAACCGTTTCTGTTCATTTCAAGTGTTAAAGTTTCAATATGTTTTGATGGGGTTTGCTGTTCTTTTTCTGAGAAATCTGAAATCATTACATCGCGTATACTTTTTCCCTTACTGCTATTTTTGTTCCAAAGGTCTGAAACTTTAATTGTTGAGTAACCATTATCTAAAACAGTGTTAGCTCTTTTTGCTGGAATTGGCCTATTAACAATTAACGCTTCATCGTTTGATCCACTTACGCCCCCTTCATATGTAATATCAGCTGCGTCTTGCACTGCTTCTTGACCAGCAACTGCACCGTCAAATACTTTAAGAGCAATGCCTCCTGCTGTATCTACAACAGTTTTTAACTCAGATTCCGTTGTGCCTTGAACAGTTTTAAGCTGTGGCCTAGCAACAGAATTAAATAATATTTCAGCCCGTTCATCGCTCATTTTAGAAAAGTTTGCTTTAAGCGTGTCTTGAAAAGTAGTAAGCAACATTGCTCTGCTGCTTCCTTCCCAATCTTTTTGTTTGTTAAAATCCTTTTCCATCGTTTTAACCCAATTAACAGCATATTCCTGATGAACAGGCTCAAAACTTCTTAAATCAGAAATGCGTTGTTTAGACTTTTTAACCGCACCTCTTGAAACAGTGTTCATTACTGCAAACATAAACGGGCCATACTTAGCTTTCATTTCCGCTTCTGTGCTATAGCGATCCAAAGATTCCCAAGCATCAGCTTCGGACAATCCTTGAAATGCTAAAACGTCTTCTTTGGGATTGTAATTTTCAACAAGAACTTCGTTCATTCCTGTATCGTCATTAATCATTAAAATGTTGTAACGGTGATTGTCTCCGCTGCCTTTAACTTTTTCTAATTCATAATGAACGCCAGCTTGGTAAAGTCTGCTTTCGTCTGGTTCATTAAAACGAACACTCATAGTTGAATTGGCTACAGCCCTGCGAATTTCTTTATCTAAAGCCAAATCTAAAGACGTAGCCATTAAGCCATCTGCACCTAAGTCTATTTCTCCTGCTTCACCAGCTTCTGTGTCAGCACTAAATAAACTTTCAACGCCTTCAACCAATGGCCCAAATACATACTTAGCATCAAAATCAATAATTGCTGCCATTAAACCTTCTGGCGCTTTATCTGCAAAAGCTTTAGCTGGATCGTGATTGGTTCGGGTAGACATATATTTATTGCGACCCCAAGCATCGCCGTAGCGTGTTTTAGTTAAATTAATTGCTTCAGATAAAACTACATCAGAATCGGCTGCATTTCTGTCTTGCAACATAACCATCATTCTAAAATACTTAGCTGCTTGGCGTTTTTCTTCTGGCAAAATATCAGTTGGATCACCGCCGCCAATGCCGTGTTTTGTGATTAAAAAATCACCTATCATTACATCAACTTTGTCAGAATCGTCTGCACTAATTTTGTCTAAACGATTTCCAGAGTTAAACAGATTGCTTAGAAAAGTAAGTGTTTGCCCGTCTCTTTCAGAAGTAACCGCACCGTTTAACCAATTGACATAATTTACGTCCGCAAATTCATCTTCTAATCTACCAACAGCATTTGTAGCTTGTGTTAAAGTATGCCCAAAATCTGAATTTTCGCCATATAAAATATCCATAGCATCCATAATTGCTAAAGATCGTGTTCCCATCATATCTGTCATATCAATTTGCTTGCCAGCCATGTTTGGGCCTTGTTGCAAATCACGAAATAAGAAAAATAACTGTTTTGTACCATCTTTACTATTAACAGTTTCAAAACCTCTAAAAACTTCTTTAAGAACTTGCGGAGGAAAACCTCCTTGCTTTACTCTTGCAACTAACGTGCTTCTTTGCTTGTGGCTTAATCCTGTAATGCCATTGTCTAAAGTTACATCTGGCGGGGTTAAAATATGATCTCTAGTTAAAGGTTGCGTTGATCCATCTTCGTTAGTTCCAAGATTTAACCAAGTGCCAAATTGAACGTTTAAAAGTTTTTCAGCGTCTGCATTTTTGCCAAGTTCGCCGTTTGTGTACTTAACCATATCAGCATTAAATGCTGCCATTTTTTTTGATTGAGTTTCAGCCTGACTTTTATCTGCTGCCATAGCATCAAGTTCGTTAGCTAATTGCGCTCCCAAAACAGAATTGTATGTTTTGCCAGACGCAAAAGCTTTATCGCTTGGCATAAGCCCATCTTGGCTTGGAAAATCAACTAACCACTGATTAACAATGCCATCATCAATACCTTTGTTTTTTAAAAACACACTCATAACTGGCAAGTATTCTGCAAATTTTGCAGAGTTTGTTCCGTCTGCATTTCTTAAAGCAAACGCAATTTGTTTTAATTCGCTCGAACTTTTGTCCATAATGTTAAAGTCGTGCTTAAAACGTTCAGAACCAGAAACCCTAATTAATTCGTTAATGTGGGTCATTTTTTGAGAGGAATTTAAAATTAAATCTTCTTTTCCCAGAATAAAACTTAAGGCAGCGTCCGTTGCCATTTTGCCTTCTGGCAAAGACCCACCAGCAATAAACTGACGAATGCGCTCTAAACTTGTTTGCATTTGAACAGGCACATATGCTTTTTGCTGTTCTCTTTGAAACAAACCCTGCGCTCTGCCAACATTAGCGCCAACGTTTGTTAGCTGCTCTGTCATAATAGAATGAAACGCTCCGTGCATTTCTATAGGAACGCCTTCAAGCATTTTAAGCATAGAGCCAACAGCTTCTGTATTAAATGCTGCTTGGTCATTAGGATTGTTTGTTGCCGCAGTTTCAATTTGGCCTTTCATACGCACACCTAATTCGTGAACCATGCGATCTGCCATGCTATCGTCATATGTGTTTCTGGCAATGCGTCCCATTTCTTTAGTGACATTAGGCGGCACAATAGGTGCGCCTGTATTTGGGTCTGTCATTACAGTTGCTTGTCGTACTAGGTCTTTTGCGTAACTTTCAGATTCTTGAGCCAGTATTCGACCCATTTGCACAGACGTATCAATTGCGTATTGCGCTGTTTCTTCAATAACCCTCCCCATAGGATTATCAGGCATTTGCACAGGCTGAATAGATCGCGTGTCATTTATTTGTATTGGCTGGCGAATTACAGGCATTAACCGTTCCTCGACGTTAAAAAGCTTTTAGCTTGATTGTATTTTTGTTTACGCCAAACAGACCGATCCATTTTATCGCCGTGTTTTGTATCTTGATATGTTTGAAAGCCATCATTAAGCGTTTTTAATGCGCCTAAATTGCCGCGTAGCCTAAATGCTGCTGCATCCATTTGACCGCCTAGCATTGCCATAGCTGATTTATTTCTTAGGTTTAATTTTTCCATTCGGGTATTAGCGTCAAGCTTACCTAATGCTTCTGTTGTGTCTTTACGCATTCCTTTGTCAATTGAATCAAAAGAACTCATATCTAATCCAGACAGCATAGCTTGCGCTATGTTGTTTTGTATTTGACTAGACATAGACATTCTTATGTCAGCTTCGCCTTGAAATTTTCTTGCGTCAGCTATAACGCCCATAGCTTCAAGTTGAGCAACTTCAAAATTGGCTTTAGTCATAGCATTTTGAGCGTTTACTTTACCCGCTGCATATTGACCGTAAGCGCCAAAAGCAGAGTTTGCCATCATCATGCTGCTGCTTGCTTGGCTATCACCCTGACACATTATCTGCCCTCACACATATACATTGAGAACAGCCCCACGCATGACTAATCGCCCTGCCGTGTTGCCTTCTATTTTTAAAGTAGGATCGCGGCCCCAAAGCCCGATGTAATATTCCCGCCATTCATCTACAGGAATAACAGCCAAATCATCGGCTATGTCTAATCCGGTCAGAACATCGACGCCTTGTATTGTTCCTGTTGCAGCTTTTTCCCAGCTAATAGTTGCTGAGACTAAACGCTGTTGTTGCCCTATGCGCGTACCTGTTTGTATTCCAGCAACAGGCGCGTGGAACTCCACGTTCCAACTCATAGGATCGCCAATAGTCACGCTGGTAACGCTAGTGTCATTTGTAAAAGCTTTTGAAGACGTTGCTACAGACACATCAGCATATGTGTAATAACCCGAATACGCTTGTTGTACGCGACCATCAATGTTTGCCGCAGTCCAAGATGTAGTTGCTGATCCTTGCGTTAAATTTTCAGAAAAATCAGTTGTGTTGTAGTTTTCAGATTCAGTATCAAACCTAAGAATTACATATTCATCAGCGCCCGACGATGTTCCGTTAATATCTAAATTAACTTGTCTTTTGCCTACTGCAAACAAACGCGTTCCTAATGAGGCAACAGAAGTAAAACTGCCGTTATCCAAAGTCCAACGCATCCACCCAAAGCTATCATCAGAGCGACTAGAGTGTAAAACCAGCATTGCACCGTCTGTTTGGTTTGCAAAGAGCATGTACGGGGTTGTAATGAGCGCAGAGGCTCCGTCGAATACTGCTGCATCTTTAGGGGCCTTTACCCAATCTGGAACAATAATTGAAGCTGGCAACGACGAGTATTCTGTAATGCGTGTGTCGCTTGCAAACTCACGTACTACCAGCCCGTTAAAATCAACGTAAAACACACCGCCATCAAATTTATGTGGCTGGGTGTATGATGCTCCGTGTTCTGTTGCAGACACAATACGCACAGAGCCTTGAGATATGGCTTCGGTTGTACTGCCTGGGACATAAATTTCGTCGCTATCTGTAAAAAACATTAGATCATAGGCTGCAATTACGTGTCTAATTCTTGATTGCTGACCAATTCCGTACAAGGCAATTGCTTCTGCCGCTTGCCCTGTGCCTAAATCAAAGTTTCTAAACTGACCAAATTGCGATCCCCAAGCTGCATTTGCAAGTGAGTTTGTACCCGCCATCCACAGTCTTCGCTCATGCACCGCGCATGTTGTAGGCCAACCTCTTGCTGTAGAAAATGCAGGTTCTTGTACGCCTTTAGTTCCAGACAACACAAAACACATTACGCCAGTGCCGCCAGCTAACACATCATTAGTTGCGTTTGCTCCACTAGCTTGAATTTCAAAAGTGTCTAAATTTAACACTCGCGTAATTGTGTAAAATCCGTTTCCACCTGATCCTGCTGTAGATGACGATGTTGTTCCCGCAGCTAATGGCGAATTTGTTAATGTTAATCTGGCATCATCTGAGGCTGATAACCCTGCAAAAAATACCTTATCGCCAACACTAAGACCGTGATTAAAAAAAGAAACCTCAACCAGCTTAGAATCTTTTTTCATATAAAAAGGGTCTGTATCCATCCTTTTTACAACATCTGTTTTTACAGTAACTCGCGCTTCTCTTGGGCCAATAACGGACGTTATTTCATATTCACCATCTAATAGTTTCATGCGACTATTAACGTGATCTGCCGTAAACAAATCTTCATTAGATACTATTGTGCCTGTACCCGCTGCTAAATCTGCCGCTTGAACGCTAGATGTAATTTGCTGCACAGAAGACAGATAGCTTTGATACCCAGTAGAGGCTCCTGCTGCTGTCCAAATATTTGCAGTAATTTCTAAAGTGTCACTTGCAAACTGATAAAACGGTGCTTGCATACCGCCAGTTTGAAGGTTTGTTCCAAAAGCAAAATCAGTAATTGTAAATGATCCTGCCGCAACGCGTTTAAGTACCTTAGTGTTAAACGTGGCGTCAGCAAATATCATGCTATCGCCTTCTGAGGCTAACGATATGTAATCAACATTTACTGTTGTCAGCCAAGATTGGGACGTAAATTGCGCCGTAGCATTATTTATAGTTAATGCGTCAGTGCTAGGAGTGTATGTGTGTATTTCCACTGTTGTTGCAGCGGGATTAAACACAATTAAATATTGCTCTGTATCTGAATAATACCAAGGCTCTATTCGTATTCCAGAACTAAACCCTTTTATGTATTTAGTTCC